TTACAGGAACGGACTGTCTTCAACTTCTTGCACCCTTTCCACAACCACCCCGACGCGCTTGCCCGCCGGATCGAAGTGCCGTGATTTTACGCGGTAGGCCACCGGAAGATCGCCTTGCGGACTGTAGACATAGTCGCCGACTGACGGGATGTTTGTTGGCTCCATGTCCATATCCCGCATCGGCTGCGGATGCTCTTCACCGCCGGGGTTCGGCACGAAAAACACTACATGCAAGGTATCAGCTGCTCTGCGCATGGCTTAGCTCTCGGCTCTCCGAATACGATGTTGCCAACACGTCGCGAACACGTGGCAAATGCCCTAGGACGGTTCGTCACCTCCGACTTTACCGTTAGCGACGCGACGGCTTCTCAGAGTAGGTGATACTGATCGACCTGATCGTCAAACCAGCGTCTCGGCGCGGTACGCTGCCATAGTTCAAGAGAATGCCTACACTACCCGCTATAAACCCGCATCGGCTCGCCGTCGGCATCCCAGTAAACCCGCAAATCGGCCGCGTCTTCCGCCCGCGGCGTGAGCAACAAACGCGCGCCATCAGCTCCTCACGCGTGCCGGACTAGATGGCGAGCGGTACATGCAGCGGGAGATAGGCGGGTGGCGCGGTCGGCGCCAGTGCCCTCTCTCGCAGGGCGTGCCGGTAGTCCCTCCGGGCCTACCAAAAATCCAAATTTATCCAGCACAATCAATGCTTTTGTGTCCCACACTTTCGCGCCGGGGCGCATTGCGGGTCAATGGCATACGGGGCATGTGTCCCACGGAATCGGCTGCTATTTCGTGTTGTCTCTGATGCCCTAGATCACGCTTGAAACGGCCTTGGCCGCGAAGCTCATCGCCGAGACGACGCGAGCCCCGCACCGGTTGCTCCTCGAGCTCACGGCCCTACGGTCAAGGAAGCCAAGGGGAGAACGAGTGAAGGAAAGGAGCCCATGGGCAAAGTACGTAACACCCTGAGCAAGGTCTGGGACGACCTGAACCCCAGCGATCCCAGCCCGATGTACCTCGTGAAGCTGATGGCTGCCATGATGGGCGCCTTCGCGATCGGGCTGCTGATCCACTTCATCAAGGTGTAAGTCGCAACGCATCCGGCATTGTGAGGCGCGCCCCCTCCTCACGGCGCGCCTCGCCCGGCATGGTCGGGCAGCTTGGGGAACTGATCATCGGGCGGTGCGGAAAATACACCTGAGAGACGACAGGCACGAGATAGCCCAACGATCTACTCCGCATCTCGCCAGCTGCCTCCATACCCCCGCATCGGTTCGCCGCCAGCATCCCAGTATATCCGCAAATCGGCCGCGCCCTTCCGCCCGCAGCGCGAGCACCAGGCGCGCGTCAGCAGTTCCTCGCGAGTACCGCTCGGAAGGTCGGCAGGCGTCGGGCCGAGCTGGACGTTGGCGGTGTGGCCGCAGCCGCACCAGATGGCGAGCATGTACATGCGGCGGGAGATAGGCGGGCGGCAAGGTCGGGGCCAGTGCCGGCTTCGGACCCAGGATTGGATTCGCAGTCGACGACGCCAGGGCGGACATCCGCAGTCCAACCGGTCGCGGAAAGTTCACTGCGGCATTTCTATTGCGCGATCTATATGGTAAGAGGCCCGCACGCGCTGAGATATGAGCATGTCTGACAAAATGGAGCAAAATCAGCATCGTAAATGGAAGGCATGGGTTGTTCCGATGCTTGCCGCAGCGATCGTGTTTGGGCTCCTGAGTGTCGTTCAGGCTATCAGCTTCTGGGCTTCTATCGTCGCCGCGATCATCATTGCGGTTGGAGGATTGATCCTACTACGGGCCCTGTAGATCAAAGCCAGTCTGCTTCGGCGGCGGCTTCACTTCGATCACTCGCGTGATTATCCGATCCGTCGGTCGCCAAACCTGCCCCTCCCGTTCTTCGGATATTTCGATCTCGACCACCATCTGAATGCCCTCTGCCATCGGTAAGTCTAGGGCACCGTCTGCCATGGCATTGAGGAACGCCTGATCCTTTATTGGCGCCCCGAATGCGCCGTATTTCGACTGGAAGCCCCAGCGGCGCGAGGTGTCGTTACTCAGGATTGGACGTATCAGGGTTAGCTCAATTTGCTCAGTGGTAGTGCGCTGTTCAGGCTCCTCCTCGAGCTCAGTGTCGTGCCCCAAAGGAAACTGGTCGCGCCGGACTACGCGCGAGGGTTTACCTTCGCGATTTGAGGTGGAACCCGCACCGACAACCTTTCGATCTTTCTCTAAGGCCTCGTATACGAGTCCGGCTTCACTTCGCGCAGTACCAGTTCGCAGAAGGCCAACGACATCTTCGGCGATTTGACTCATCTCTTCGTCGGATAGGACTTGAACTTCTTCAGGAGCATCCGGGCCCTTGATGTAGTCCATGACCTCGCCAACACCCCACGCAGCTGCCTCCTTGAATAAGAAGATGATGGAGGTCGTTATTGCCCCAACAATCGCACCCCGCGTATGCGGATCACTCGGCAGCTTGATAATGCTCCTGATCCGCTGACTGCCAGGAAGTGAGCTCTCAAGCTCGACATGCCAGTCGGCCATCGGATCGAGCTGCTGACCCACCGACTTTATCATCGAGACCCAAGCCAGTTGGGCGCGCGCGGCAGCCTCCAAGTCAATAAGGGAGCCCTGCTCCAAATCTACGTATAGGGTAAGTCCAGCTTCCGACATATGCGACCTCATCAATACGGTCGCAGTCAGACCAGACCGGGACGCTTAAAGAAAGAGCTTCGTTCCTTTCTGCGCTTCTGAAACTGGATGCCGGGGGAAATGCGTCACGCTCCGGCGGAGGGCGTGACGGTACGCGCACCACGCCGTGCGGACACCCTTCGCCCGGCGGCTCATCAGCCCCAGACCAGCAAACCCACGAATACCGCGACGAACGCCACGAAGCCCGCGATAAGTGAGAGCAGCCCGTTGCCGATCCCATCCTGCGGCCTGGCCTCCCCATAGCGATTGCTGACGCGGATAGCGACGATCAGCGCGACGATGACACCGGCGAAGCCAGCGCCGAGGATGTTCAGGATGATGTCCATCGTCGTCAGCCCTTCACCAGCAGCCGCAGGTTCCAGAGCGCGACCAGCCCGATGCCGGCCGCGAACGCCCAAACGGCCACGGGATCACCGATGAACCGGACCAGAACCCATGCACCCACGACGGTGAACACGATCTTCACCACCCACCACGCCGACCCGGCCCAGGACATGATCCAGCGCATGACGGGCGCCGCCTCGACGAAGCCCCGCTGCAAGGCGATGATGGTGGTGATGATGTCGGCCAGAGTGGCGAGGGCGAGCGCGATCAGGGCGGCAGTCATTTCTTCACGCCCGACATCAGCGCGGTCTTGTCCTTCGAACCTTGCGAGGATCCGAAGTAGAATTGCGTAACGCTCGAGACCGCGCCGCCGAGAAGGCCGATCAGTGCGATCAGCACCTCGCGCATGCCGGTTGGTGGAGCCACGAACATCAGCGTGCCGAGTACGGCGAAGAACCCGGCGATGATGACGCCGGCCAGCACCATCGGGAACAGTGCGCCCTTATGGCGCGCCCGCGCGTCGGCCCGGTCCTTCGCCGCGATCTTGAGGCGGGCGGTGTACTCGCTCTCGAGCGCCGCCAACGCCTCGAGCTCGGCTTTGCCCATGTCCTGCACCGCGGCCCGCAACTGCGCGTCAGGCGCGTCCGGGCGCCCAGTCACGGCCTGCGACACCTCGCGCACCACACGACCCGCCAGCGGCCCGCCGAGCGCGCCTGCGACGGTCGGGGCCACCTGCCCCACTGCGTCCTTCACGATCTTGCTCACGTTCATGCCGCGATCTCCTGCGTCCGGTCGAAAAGGGTGTCGGGGATGTCCTGCCACTTCAGGAACGACCGCTTCAGCCGGTTGTGGTAGCCATGGGTGGCATAGGCCGGGCCGTTGTACCCGCGGGCGAAGCCGGACCAGTCGTGCCGGCGCAGCTCGTCATCGAGCCCGGCCGAGACGATGTAGTCGACCATCGCCTGGAGATGCGCCTCCTCATCTTCGGCGAAGGCCTCGACCATCTCGCGCGCCGCCTCGAACCCAGCCATCTTGCAGTTGAAGCCCATGATCTGGCCGAGACCCCAGCTGGCCGAACGCAGCGCCGCATCCTCGTCGATCTCGATCGCTGCCTTCAGCCGCGGATAGCTGTCGCTGGGATAGGACCGCGTACCCCACCGGGCATAGGCCAGCCCCTGCCCCGCGGCGCGGTCGCGCTTGGCGCCGGGCCCCAGCTCGCGCCAGAAGATGTGCGGCTCGAACAGCATCGCGACGCGGCCGTCGCCGTCGAACCCGGAGCCACGCGCCTCGACATCGATCACGGCGTGCAGCTCATCCTCGCCGACGCCGATCTGCGCACCGATCTTCGGCAGGTCGATGTCGTCGAGCGTCCTGGCCGCGCCGCCGAAGGTGATGGGCTCGAGTCCCGGATCGGGTTGACCCTTCGTCGCCAGGTAGTCGGTCATGGCGCCGCGGGTCAGCTTGCCCATGATGCCGTCGGCAGGGCCGGGATCGTGGCCCAGGTCGTTGAGCGTCATCTGAAGGACGCGGGTCGTTCTGTCAGACATGGTGTGCCTCCATAAGAAAAAGCCCGCTCACTGGCAGGCTGGTGGGGTCGAGATGATGGGTGGACGTACTACTTTCGGCGTAGTGCCGAGTGTGTTGGCACTATGAGTGAGTGCGGGCCGTCGGGGCGCTCAGGCGTGCCGGCGGCCTCGCTTTCACGTTCACGAAATTGGAAGTGGATAGGGCAACTGCGGTGTTCTCTTAGTTTGAGAACCTGCCAAGGTTGGTTTGCCGGGACATTTTCCAGGCTTTATCCTAGGTCCGTCGGGGACTGTGAGTGGTGTACCCCGGCGGGCTTTGCTCTTCTGAAATCTGCATGCACGACCGCGAAGAGCTGATCAGCTCTAGATATTGGCGGTGACTGTCGACCGGACTGTCGGCGCCTTCGTTCGCTTCGGCGTGGTTGATGCATTCATCGCCGTTTCCGGCCAAGGGGTACTCGCTCGCTACTGAAATCGGCTGCACGACACCCTATATCTAAAAGGCCTCATTTTCGGGGCGGGAGGTCAGCCAATGTCTACCCTTCAACCGGAATGGATGCGCCGGGACTATGCCACCTACCTCGTGCTGGCGGCCATCGCTCTCATAGTCGCATCGTATTTTGCTACACCCTATCTCACTCCGGGCGCGACCGATGCTCCCAGCACTGTGGCGCCTTCTGAGTAAGCGTTCGACCAGCGGGCGTGAGGATACGTCGCTCGGACACGCTCTGAAGCGCCCGCCAGCTACCACGTCTTGAAGAACTCAGGCCGCCTCGGCGTCACCGCCCCCGAGCTTGAACCGCCGGGAGATCTTCAGCCGGACGAAGGTTGTGCGTAACCGCTCGATTGTGACCGCAGCTCAGACCTCGGCCTTCCAGTTCCAGGGGAGGAGCTCGTCGAGACGGTTGATCTTGTGATCGTGGATGCGGTCGAGGACGTCGGCGAGCCAGGCCTGGGGGTCGAGACCATTCATCTTCGCTGTCTCGATCAGGGTCATGGCCCGGGCGAGCGTCTCGCCGCCGCTGTCGGACCCGGCGAAGAGCCAGTTCTTCCGGCCGATCCCGATCGGGCGCATGGCGCGCTCTGCGGGATTGTTGTCGATCCCGATGCGTCCGTCCTCGAGGAACAGCTCGAAGGACGGCCAGCGGGAGAGCCCGTAGCGGAAGGCCTTGGCGAGATCGCCTTTACCCGGGATGCGCAGCAGCTGGGCCTCGGCCCATACCTTGAAGGCGTCGACCATGGGCCTGGAATGCTGCCCGCGCGCGGCCTTGCGCAGCTCGGCAGGCTGACCGGCGATCTCACGTTCGGCGTCGTAGAGCTTTCCGATCCGGTCGAGGGCTTCTCGCGCGATCTCGGACGTCGTGGCCTCCCAGACATCATGGAAGTCACGACGCAGATGAGCCCAGCAGGCTGCCTCGCGGAACTGGCTGCTGCCATCAGCGCGTGGGGCGTAGAGCGGATTGAAGCCGGCATAGGCATCTGCCTGAAGGATGCCGCTGCTATCCCGCAGATGGCGCTGAGGGTGTTCGCCTTTCCGATCCGGGGAGAAGCGGTAGACGACACCCGGTGGCGCCGTGCCGGCCCAAGGCCTCTGGTCTGAGACATAGGCCCAAACCCGCCCTTGCTTGATCCCCTTTCCGAGGCCGCGGTCCCGACGTGACCGGTCCAGCACGCGGATCGGAGTGTCATCTGCATGGAGGATCGGTGCAGCCATCACCTCGGTCTCGATCCGCTCGATGACAGGGGCGAGCACCTTCATGGCCCCGCCGCACCAATCCAGAAGCGTGCTGTCGGGGATATCGGCGCCCATGCGTGCGTAAATCTCGTGCTGACGATACAACGGAAGATGGTCGTCGAACTTGGAGACGAGGATCTGGGCCAGCAGCCCCGGACCAGCCATGCTGCCGGGGATCGGGCGGCTCGGGGCCGCAGGCTGCACCATCTGCTCGCAGCGGCGGCAGGACTTCTTCACCCGCGCGATCTGGATCACCTTCATCTGCGCGGCGACCAGGTCGAGAAGTTCGCTGACATCCTCGCCCACCACCCGCAGATCACCGCCGCAGTCGGGGCAACAGGTGCCAGGATCGAACTCGCGGCGTTCGCGGGGCGTGGCGTCCGATACGCGCGGTCTGCGTCGTGGCTTTGCCTCAACAACAGGAGCGTCGGCTGCGGCAGGCTCATCGTTCTCGATCGGCCCGTCACGTTGCTCGGCAGCCGCGACCAGCAGATCCTCCAGCGCCAGCTCGAGCTGCGCGATCTCCCGTTCGATCTTCTCGGAAGATTTGCCGAAGGCCTGCTTCTGGAGCTTGGCAATCCGTAGGCGCAGCGCCTGGACCAGCTGTTCATGGGCCTGGAGCGTGGCCGACATCCGGGCATTCTCTGCCTGAAGGGCGGCGATCACCGCCTTCAGAACGGTGGGGTCATCGGTGAGGCCGTCGGCACTGTCGGACATGACGACAGATACCATGACGCGTCGCATATAGCCAATAAAACAAGGGGTTCTGGGAGAAAATTACCCCACCCGCGCTGGTGGTGCGCCCCAGTCCGGGCGTCTCCAGTCGATCCCCTCCCATAGCATCGCCATCTGCGCGGAGGTCAGCCGGGCAACGCCGGTCTCGGCGGTCGGCCACGGGAAACGGCCGCGCTCAAGCACCTTGTAGTAGAGGCAGAACCCCTGGCCATCCCAGTAGAGGAGCTTCAGCCGATCGCCCCGGCGGCCCCGGAACGCGAAGACCGCGCCGCTCGCGGGCTTCTGGCGCAGGACATCCTGGGCCATGGCCGACAGACCCGCGATGCCCTTCCTCATATCGGTGACGCCGCAGGCGAGGTAGACCCGGACCCCAGTGCCCGGCCCGATCATGCCGCCTCGACGAGGCGGATCAGCCGGACGAGAGCGTCATCCTCGATCTGTCCGTTGCAGCGAAGGGTCCGGCTATTCCCCAGGACGATCTCGAACCGAAGAGCCTCCTCGGGTTCTACATCGGGAGTTTGGTCCAGCTCCTCCACGACATGCTCGACCGGCAGAAACACGGCCCCATCGGATCTCGGCCACATCCCCTTCCGCCGAAGCTCGCGACGCCACTGATAGATGTGCTGACGGGTCAAGTCGTGGCGCCGCGCGACGTCCGCAACGGTCGCCCCCGCGACACCGACCTCCAGAAGCATACCGAGCTTCTGATCATCGGACCAACGCCGTCGCCGCTCGACACCGACGATCACCTCATGCCGCATATCTGTCCCCGCCCGATACGACGTCGTTAACGACGTCAATAACGACGGAGTATAAGACCCGCGCCCGAAGGCAGGCAGGTGGCCTCAATCGGGCGGTTACGGTTGTGCGAAGATGCAAAGGGTTTAGGTATACCAGTGGTGTTCCCGTGTGGGGACTCCGACTCCTAAACTCGGTCGCCGCGGCTCTGTCGCCGGCGGCCGTTTTTTTAGTGGACGACCGTGTATTTACTTTAGCGGATGTCGTTTCTTGGCCCTCTCGGTCGAGAACAAGATAGCGACCACGGATCGACCGGTGCATCCTGTCTATGGATCGACCCCAACCGCTCTCGAGCAACCGATCCTTGGAGCCGCCGGGAAGACAATAATCCCGGATGCCCGCCCGGCGGCCTCCATTCTTCATCACAGATTGCAGTGTCCAGCAGGAAGCCTCACGTCCGCGACGGCGCCCCGCACGGGCCCGCCGTTCGATAACAGCGACGCCAGCCCGACAGGGCCTTGCGTCGCCTACTCGTCAGCACGCGTCGTGTCGGGCGCGATCGATAGATCATCTTTCTCTCGCACCAGGGCCGAGAAGGACATCACGACCAGAAGGATCGCGATGGCGAAGATCACGCCGAGCATGAAGGTGTCGTCGACTGGCGGTTCGGGACCCATCGCTCGATCTCCTTGCCCCGTAGAGGCGAAGGTGTCCCGGCAGGTCGGAGCCGGGACTCCCACCCCGGACGTACACTCAGTTGGCCTGGATCCATCTGACCGCCCGTCCGGGGCATCAATGCTCGCAATATAACTTCGTCATCCAATGACGATCTTGATGCCGCAGGTTGGATGAGTCGGGAAGATGGAAAGTCCGCCGTCGACGCCCCTCATCCGGCAACCGGCCATTTATGGCCCATGGTCTACAGGCGACAGACCTACCGACCCACACTCCTGCGAAGCAGGGCGATCAAATGCCAGTGATCCACTGATCCGGGCGGCTTGCAAATGCACCTGTACTGAGCGCGGGGTGGTTAGCAAAGTGGACGAGTGGCGACGTCCGATTGCCAATCGTCTGGGCGCAATGGCGGATTTTCGCCGTTGCCAAGCGATTGACACCGCCTACCTTTTTCAGGCGCGAGCAATGCTCGCCATCTCCGGCGCTCGTCGGAGTTCGTGTGGTGCGGCTCCGGCGAGCGTTCTTAGAACAATGCGATATCGGTTGAATCAGTTCCGATCGGCGCCACCTAACGGGGCGTTCTGCATCCAGCAGAGCAGTGAGTGAGTGCCGGGCCGTCGGGGCCCAATCGGACCTCGGCGGCCTACATGAAGACCTTGGCCACGACCCACACCGCGACGAAAGCTGCGAATAGCATGCCCGCGCCAGCCAGCAGCCAAGCGAGCCAGATCGCCAGGGATTGGTCCGGATGCTTCAGGGCGCCACACTGATCGCAATAGTCGCCGTCCAGTCGCATCCTGTGACCGCATGTCTTGCAACGGTAGGGCCGGAACATGGGATGTCGCATGGGAGGAGTGCCTTGCTCTTCAGTCGACGCGTCGACTGATGCCCAGCCACTACCGAGCAGCTACACCATCGGCGACGTCAGGTCCAACAAACGACATTTATTGTTGGTGGCGCTGTAGAAATCGGTGAAACCCGAACGGCGCCTTCCCATATATCCAGCACCCCGCTCATGGGGCCGGAGAGAATACTATGGCTACTGTCCAACCCAAATGGATGCGCCGGGACTACATGATCATCGGAGTACTGGCCATCATCGCGATCGCAATCGCGTCATACTACGGCGCGCCCTACTTCAGTTCGGGTGAGTCCGTCATGCAGCCTGAAGTCCCCGCTGCAACGGCGCCGGTCGAATAAGCTGGCATCGCTCACCGCCTGAAAAACCGGAACCGGATAAGGCAACTGCGGTGTTACCGCAGTGGGAGCGCCAGCTATCGCTGGTCTGCCGAGATTTGCTCGGCGATCTCCTAAGCCCGTCGGGGTAGTGTGGTGCCGTCCCGACGGGCTACGATTGTCTTGATGCAAGTCCGCCACATGTAGAGCTTTTCACGTTGCGCAAATGTCGCGAAGAGAAGAACAGGACATCGGACCTCTCCTGTCGCTTTTGCGACCGGTCCCGAGGCCGCCGGGCACTTCATCCCAATGTCCCGGCCTGGCGGCCTCAATCCCATTTGCGGCAGAAAACTGCTGATCTCGGGAGGCTGCATTGTCGGCCAAGCCCAGCTTGCGCATGTTATAAAACGGCTGCGTCGTTACTGACCGGTCGGAGGTCGTCGCCTCCCCCAAACACCTAGCACCGGAGCGGCGACCTCAATTATCTTACCGATCCCCGAGCTTGAACCGCCGATAGATCGTCAGCAGGAACGTCACCGCGAGCACGGCCTTGGTGGCCACGATCAGCCAGGGCACGACGTGCGGCGCCATGACGTCGATGTTCCGCGAGATACCGGTGAAGAGCACGGTCACGCCGACCATGGCATAGCCGGCCGCGATTGCCCGGCCCGGCGGTTGGGCCCGCGCATTGATATGCGCCAGCCACCAGCACGTCAGGATGATGATCGCGGATGTCAGGTTGTTCGCTGCCAGGAGCATGGTCATCTCTCGCCTCTCTCGAGGACGAGACGACGCACGCCTCTGATGGCGGCAATCCCGCCCTCACCCATGATGAAGCCCGCGGCCAGGTAGGCCCAGGTCCCGCCGCCGGTCACGCTGTCGAGCACGTGCCCGACCAGCCCGCCCAGGAAGATCGCCCCGAAGGCGCCGGCGAGCCCTTCCACGATCCTTCGCTTCCAACTCGCCTGGGGCGCAAACACGGCCCGTACATAGGCCCCGGCGGCACCGGATAACATCAGCGCGCTGACCTGCTCTGGCATCTGCCCGAACAGGGTCCGCACGGTCTCGGCAAACGTCATGCCGCCTCCGTCGTTTCGTGGAAGTTCAGCAACTGGCAGCCAAGCGGCGATGGCCGCGGCAACCGGCGTTCAAGCACAATTTCAACTTGACGATTCTGTCGTGCTGCGGCGGTCTGCCGCTGTAGTAATCCGCCGGAGTGTTTTATGCCGCACGACCCTTACAACATCGACAAAGCCGAGTTCTCCGACCATGACATGTGGACACGACACGATGCATTAATTTACCGAAGTCCGCGACCGCCAGTAATTAATTCGTCGTTTTACCCCGTGTACCAATACAACGACCTATACTCTGTATCAATTCTACCCCTAATACACCACATCGAAAACCCGAGCATCGACCCCAATTTCCGCTCTAACCTAGAAAACGGCTTCGATGACGTTTGTCGGCCAAACCCAACGGCCATTTCGGAAATTCAAAGGCTTGTAGGCAACGTTCGCTTTACCAATGAAGAGCGAAGCCCCACCACATTCTTGCGCCGTCTTGCAGAGGCGATGCAGGCGGATGTGGACACCATTGAGAGCGCCAATCCTGGCAAGACCAACGTCATCCTATGCGGCGGGAAGGACAGCCTGAACCTTCTTCTTCTGAGGTGGAGCAACCCTACAATAGTTCTCAGTGCGGACCCCAATTTTGCGCTTGTCCAGAAATTTGTAGAGGACAATGCACTTGGGCTTGAAGTGCAACGACTGAACGACAAGGAAGATCAAAGCCTGAAAAATACTGAGATCGCCGAAGCCGGATGTCAGGTAAATCATGGCAGTTGGAAGTGGACACCTGCCATCAAGCAAGTGTCGGACAACTTTGAAAAGAACGTCGTCTTTTGGAAAGGTCAGCTTGGCGATGTTTATCTGACATCAAACTGGCGGCAATACTCCGATTCCCGTAGCGTCTTGTACAAGAAGTTTCGTGTGCTTTACCGGCGTGGCGGCGATAAGTTTCCTACTGCGCGCAAACTCGGCGACCTCGTTTTCGCGCCGAGCACCGTTAAGCGACTAGAGCGTAGCATCGTTAACCGAGGCGCAGTGCTTCAGGGATCGCACATGGGGTTCTTGCGTAGTATCTGCGATTGCCTTTTCGTTTCAGCCTACCACGGACCGCAAACCACTTCGGTACTTCACTCGATGCATCTGCCAAGTCTCATCGGGGAAGACATACGCCCAGCTCTTGGCCGCGAAATTTTCGGGCAAGAAGTTGCTTACCCAACGAAAAACCCCGGTCCTCCTCGCTCCACGTTTAGAACGAATTGGCGCAGCATTTCAGGGTTTAAAGAGGCCATGCAGGTACATGGTGTAACAATATAAATGATACGCTGGGCGGGGTCTCGTCCCCGCCCAGCTCTTACACCTGGTAGTAAATCCCGTTGTAGAGCATGAACTGAACTGGCTGCATGGCAACCATAGCAATATCTGCGGCAGATTTCGTTACGATGTCGCCAGACGACGGGGAGGACGCGTGCTTAAGCGTGCAATTTCCGTTGACGTCTATCACAGTGACTAATCCGTTAACGTCAGTTCTACCGGCCGCAGACCCAAGGATGTTTTCGCCGGTTGCGTTGTTCAGGATAACAAAGTCCTGGTCACGGTCCCAAAAGTTCCCGGATGTGACCTCGTAAGATTCCTGCCTGACTGATCCGTAGTATCGCGCACGCTTGTGCAGGCTATCCCCGAGCCAGATTCCATCCGAACCATATGCGCGAAGCGGATACGACGCTACATCATTGCCGTTGCCAAATAGAATCTGTCCAGTGTTGAAGTCGAGCTTGAACTTCCTCGAGGCGATCACGTCGTTCGTTATGTATTTGTTGCCGAAACCGTTGTCGTTCACAATGTCCTCGAACGGTCCATCGACGGTTGGGTCGTCCAGCGAGCAGATCAGTGTGTTGTTCACGCCCTGCGGCCCGAACTCGATGCTGCCCGCACCGCCGTTTTCGAACCGCGTGTTGAGGAAGACATTGTTCGTGCTGTTGCAGTAGATGGCGATTTCGGCATCGGCGGAGCCAGAAAAATCCTCAAGATTTGTGCCAATGAACGTGTTTCCGTTGTTCTCTTGATCGGGCATGTAAAAACCATACCGGTCTGGCTCGGTGTCCCATGCAGCGTCAATCCTGATCACACCCCCGATTAGAGTGTTCTGGTTCACGCCCTGGACGCCTCCAGTAGCGTTGTAGGTGAACGCGATGCCGCGCTGATTGTTGATGATCTGCCCGAGGTGGATCGTGTTGCAGACCATGTTTTGCGAGTTGCCGCTCGGGGTCTTGTCGAGGGCTTTCAGCTCAAGGCCGATATAGAAACCGCGAATGGCGCGGAGATGCACCTGCTCGTAGTGCAGAGCATTCAGTTGCACCCCCACCGAGGTGCTATCCGTCCCGGCGTCCCAATCCGGTTGATCCGTGCCGGTGTTCTGGTCGCGTTCGATATTCGGCAGTACCATGCGGCGGGTGCCGGTCTGGCCGTCCCCGAAGGCTTCGATTGCAGCCCCGGTCCCGTTGTAGGTAAACAGCGCCCCGGAGGCCGCGACAAACCCCACTCCGATAGGGATGGAAACGGTCGTAGCCTCGAGCACATAGTTCCCGTTGGGCACCCATACGTCTACGCTTCCCCGGGTGCCTCCGTCTAACTCGGATGCCGCGATGGCCGCGTTGACAGCCGCTGCCGTGTAGCCACCGAAGGCGGGAACAGAATAGCCTGTCACATCTGGCACGACACGAAGCTTCACGCCCCCCGCCGTGATCTTGTGGTAGCCGTTTACAGCATCATCCGAGATAGGCTGAGCGTCCGATGCCGCCACCTTGGCGCGGAAACGCCCGTATTCAATGAAATCGCCCTCTGACACACCGAAAATGCCGCCGCCGTAGCCCAGGCTGGTATTCTGGAACAGGCCGTCGGGCGTATCGAACTTCCGCGCCAGGGCCTGCAACAAGCTGTCCACGCTGGTCTGCGTCGGCAGCTTCGCAAGCTCGCTCTCAGACCCTTCGTCATTCAGGTAGGCAACAAGCTGGTTCGACACCGTCGCGAGGAAGACCTCGCCGTCGCTCGTGCCCGCGATGCCGTCTGCCGCGGACGTGTAGACCGTGCCCGAGCCGATGCCGACAGCGAGAGCGGTGTTGTCGATCGACTCCTGAAGGCGATCCACGACCGCCTGGACCGCCAGCTCGAGCGTGTTGCGCGAGGTGAACTTAGGGTTGCTGCCCGAGGCGGACAGCCCAAATTGCGGTGCACTCATGCCTTGCTCCGTCAGCTGGTGGTGGTGGCGGAAGCGCTATCGCTGAAGGGCGACGTGCTGCCGAAAGGCCCGAACGAGCGGGCGAAGTAATAGCGGGTCTGGCCGTTGTTCAGGCCTCCCTCCGTAAGCGATGCCGAGCGGTTGGAGCCGATGTAGATCGGGTCGCCGAGCTGCGTCGCCGCGGCCTCGCTATCGGTGTCTGCGCCCCAGATCTCGACGCCCCGCGTCTCTGGATCGTTTGAGGTCGCGAACTCCAGATAGACTGAATTGGCCGAAGGGGTGACCTGGATAAATGTTGGCGCCGTGAGCGTGATCGTCAGGCCCTCGGCCGCGACCCCCTCGACGGTGCGATAGCGGGACTTGCCGGCCGCCGCCACGGTACGAACTCGGATGTCGTAGACACCGGAGGAGCTGAGCGCGTCCGTGATGCCGTAGACCTGGTCGCTGTCGTCCCGCACGTCTCCGCTGATGATGCGGCGCTCGGACCAGCCGGCTTCGGCGGTCTGACCCGGATCGTATTCCCTGATCTGCCACTCATAGGCGTCGACGCCTGACGACAGCGACGGATCAAAAGCGAACCGGAGCCTGGGCAATACCGTGTCGCCCGTGTCGAGGTTGGCGGCCGAGACAGTGATCGGTCCCGGCAACTGCACCTCGCCCCGATCGCCGTCATAGGGCTCGGTGACGATCTCTTCCTCTTCGGCAGCGGACCACTCGTAGATCGCCTCGCTGTGCAGGACCATCGCCGCCGGCATCACCATCGCCATGGCGTCGTCGCCCTCTCCACCCATCGGACGGAAGGCCGGGTGAATGGTCTCGATCTCATAGGTGCCGTCAAACACGTCATAAGGCTCCGGGAACGCCACGTTGGCCGTGCTGCCCGCGACCAGGTCGAAGCACTCGGGCGGCAGCTGCACGCCCTCGATCCGGTCCTGCCGGCGCATCCGCAGGCCTTCGATCTTGCGCACGCGCATTCCTTGCGTCGCCGAGGGGCAGAACGGCAGCGAGAGCTTTTTCGGCGCGGCGATGCCGCCGTCCTGTTCCCGCGCCCCGGGGATCGGCCAGGGCTGCAGGCTCGCCATCTCGTAGCCGCGCGCGGGCGAGAGGTACTCGACCCGCAGCTCGTTCACGAGATCAGCGCCCGGCACCATGTCCGAGAAGGTGAAGCCCTCGCCCAGCACATCGTCGACGGTCGCCGCCGGCGGCTGCCAGACACCGGGCGCGATCGCCAATTGCCCGCCGATCCGCACCAGGTTCGCCGCGCCCGACAGCACGAGTGGGTTCACGACATCCTCGATCTCCGGACGATCATAGGTCAGCGTGCCGGCCGCCCGGTAGCGAGGCTCGGACCCGCCGTCTGCCGTCTGGATCGTCTCGTCGCTGGCATTCGCCGCATCGATGAAGCTCTGCAGATGCAGGTTCAGCGCCCGATACTGCCGCATCGGGTTGCGGCGCAGGGCGTCGAGCACGCAGAGCGCGTGATTGTCCGACCATTGCCAGGTGCTCTCATCGTCGGGGTCTTGCGCCGGGTCACGCGGGTCCCAGACGAACGACCATTGCCCCTCGACCTCGACCAGCGGCGGCACCGAGGGCCAACGGAGGTTGAACTCCTCGCTGGCCCCGGCCTCGAGGCGCATCCAGATCACGGTCCGCCCTTCCCAGCGGTCGCTGGCCTTCCAGAGGTCCTCGTCGCCGTCGACGGCCCATGGCACGTTGTCGAGGAAGAACTGCGGCGGCGCGCCCTGGTCGCCGCGTCCGATCCACATCTCGACATGGTTCTCGAACAAGTCGCTGGCGGCTTTCGCGCCCTCGCCCTGCAGATCGAAGGGATCGCCGGTGAAATCGAGCCGCCGCTTGTCGAAGTAGATCACCGGATCGGTGAGCTTCGATGGCCGGCTGTTGAGGATCCAGCACCCCCAGATGAAGCGCGTCCGCACCGGCATCGCCACCGGCGTTCCCGTGGCGCGCGTGAGGCCGAGGGCATGGCGATAGGCCGGGTGCGGATCGGGTTGCGACAGCTGCCTTGAGACGTCCTGCGCGTCCTGCTGGCCGCCGGAGATCGCCCGGATCGCCGTGCTCGCGAGGTAGCTGACGCCGAGATTGACGGCGGCTCCCGCGATGAAGCTGGCGGTGCCGTACCCGACGCCGGCCGACATCAGGCCGCCAACGATGGCCGTCTCTATGCCCATCGCCACGCCCCCATCAGATCGCCATCCATCATCTTGAACCCGCGCCGCGACTTCGCGACGTACTCTCCCGGCCGGATGCAGAGGCCGAACGTCGTGCCGCCCCGCGCGTCGGGCCGCGCGACGAGGCAGAGATCGCCCGTTCGCGGGATCGCGACCCGCTGCATGCCAGAGGCGCTGAAGGCCGCCTCCGACCAGGCGAACCAACCGCCGGCCCGCGCGACGATCCGCATCGCGCCCGTGAAGCTGTCATAGGCGGGTCGACCGCTCGCCAGCGGGTCGCGCCCGAAGAGTGCCGCCGAGACCCCGCAGGCCGTCGTCAGGCAATCGTGCCGGCCCCGCACGAGCGGCCCGCGCATCTCGCGCCGGGCCGCCGTGAAGACCTCCGCCGGGCGGATGGTCACGGCGCCGGCCACACCGGCGGATTGACCCTGCGCTTATCGGCATGAATCAGGTGCCGCCCGGCCGTGTCGCCGGGATACTCGGCCTGCTGATCCTCGGCGCTGTGCTCGACCGAGGCCTGCGCCCGTGGCGGCGGCCCCATCCCGAGCCCCAACAGCAGGTCGTGGCTGTAATCCTCACCCTCGCGCGCGAGCTGGAAGGTCCGCTCGTCGAAATACCCTGTGAACAGCAGCACGGGGTCGGCGGCGAGGACATTGCCATGCATCCAGGTCGTCACCCCGAACCAGACCGCGATCTCGCGATTGCGGATCACGCGGCCGCGTTCGGCCAGGATCGTCTCGAGCGTGGCCGAGACGCGGATCATGCCCCCGTCAGCCGTCAGGCCCTCGCCCTCGGCCGGCGCGGCGAAGTCGAAGAGGTTCACCTGCTCGTCACCGTCGACGACATACCCGCCGCCGAGCCATGTCTTGCCGTCCCACTCCATTGGGAAGCGGCCGGTGTGGACCCGGACCGGGCCATCGGGCCAGTCGGCCTCGATCAGCAGGCAGGGAGCAACTGGAGCGGCTGACAGAGCGACCAGAAGCTCGGGCGAACAGCCACGTCTTAGCGCCATAAAGAACCTATCTGAGTTTGACTCGACCGAACGCCGCCAGCGACGGTCGCTTTGCCGGAATCAGGGAAATATCGATGAGCGATAGCGACAAGGTGGCCGCGGCCCGCAAATCCATTCAGGCTTTGCGGCCTGAGCAAACGGAACGCGGGCCCACTATGTCACTGGAGAAACTCAAGGAGACCCTTGAGGCGATGCAGGATGCGATCGAAGACTTGGACCGGCGGCTGCCCAAAAACTAGCGCCAGCGCAGGGACTCGCCCTCAAACGTCCACACGAGGGGGCGAGCCCCTTCGCTCCACTGAACACCCTCAGAGGTTTGGCGTTCTCGGGCAAACAGCCGCTTCAATAATTTCAGCATCGTTTCACCTCCATGGATCTACGTGTGTGAATCCGCCGGGATACTCGTGCTCGAAGACCTCGCGGAACTGCCACTCGAACGACCACGAGCCGCTCACGGGCTGGATGGCGCGCGGGCGGTTCAGCGCCTGGAACACGACGTCTCGCCGCTCCCCGACGCTGACGAGGCCGCCAAACGAGAAAGCTTCGTCCAGTCGGATCGTCGCCCAGCCGTAGGCGTCCGCCCTGGCCACCGTCAGAATCCGACGCGTTTCTTCGCCCTCACCGTCGCGCATCACGATGAACTCTGACGGCCGCACGACCGCGCCCGCCGGGAGGCCTTGAACCTGAACCAACGGCCAGCCATCGTCTGTCGTCGGCGTGCCGTACATCTCCAAATTGGCAGACCAGGACATGTCGGCGCTCTCCGCAGTCCATAGGAGCTCGTCACCGCTAGCGCGCCAGTTCAGGAGCTGATTCACGAGGTTCCGCCCGCGCGCATGCAGATGCCAGAGCGGCGCCATGGACGGCACGCGGACCAGCTGCGACCCGAAACCAAGCTGGTCCTTCAGCATCTCGATATAGCCGGCACTGGCCATGTCCGCCCCGATGCCGGTCACGGTGGCCGTCGCGAGATACCGGGGCGCCCCTGCACCGGAGACACGCGAGGGCTTTCCAAAGTAGCTCCGCGACCTGCCGATAGGGTGGTGGCGCGTCAGCTCCCACGCGGTGAGGCCGACCGGCGGCCAGGCAATGACCTTTGCCATCACTTGCCCCAGCTACTTTTCTGGCCGTGCCTCATCGACCGCTGCAGGCTATTGTTGTTCTGCGCGAGACGGCGATCCATGTCCTGCTGCCACTGCATGCGCATGCGGGCCATGATCGTCCCGTTGTCGCTCATGAAGAAATCGCCGCCGGTCTGCCGCGGGGCGGATTGCGGCCCGCCCTGCCCCTTCGTGTGATCGACCACCGACTCCCGAGGGTGCATCACGGCCCAGAACCCGCCCTTGCCGTCGAGACCGCCCGAGCGCGGGCCATCGCCGGTGTAGCCGCCACCGTCGTAGATCGGCCCGGCGAGGGCCGCTGAGGCGTTCATGGCCGGGTTCACGCCGCCAGTGCCGCCGATCCCGCCGAGCGCGCCCATCAGGGCATTGGACAACGGTCCCGTGATCGACCGGCGCACCCAGACCTTCGCGAGATCGGCGAGGATGGATTGCACCAGGCCCTTCACCTTCAGCTTGCCGGTGGTGACGAACTCGGCGATCGCGTCCTCGGCTTTCTTGAACCCGCCGACGATGGCCTCGCCGACACCCCCGCCCCAGTCCTTCGCGCCCTTGGCGTAATCAGCGAGCTTGCCTGTGACGGCATCCCAGCCGGTCGCGACCTTGTCAGCCGCTTTCTTGCCTTCTTCACCGGCTTTCCGCAGCGCCTCGCCGGCGCCACCCGCGGAATCCTCCGCACCCTCGAGCGCCGCCTTCGTGGCGCGGTCGCGGACATCTGCGAAGAAATCGCCCATCGGGTCCCGGCCCATAATCTGCGCCGCCTTGCTCCGGAAATCGCCATAAGCTTGATCACCGCGCTCAATCGCGGCGTCGCGCTTGCCCTCCGCCTCCGACCTCAATGTCTCGATCGCGTTGATGCCCTCGATCACCGTCGGCTTAAAATTCGTTCCGAAGACGCCGTTCAACTTGTCCTTGATGGAATCGATGAAGAGCTCGATCGAGCCGCCCAGCTTCCGGAGAATTGTAAGGACACCCTCAGCAGCCCCCCAGAATGCGGCGGAGAAGATGTCCGGAATGACTTTGACGGCCGTCTTCACTCCCTCCACCGCGACGGTGACGCCATTGATGATGAAGTTGCCGACGACCCGGACACTGGCCGTCACCGCGTCCCACGCCTTCTGGAACCAGGGCGCGATCTTCTCGATCAGCGGGCGCAGCTTGTCGCTGATCCGGCTGCCGATCACCGAGACCGCCGCCGAGACGGTGTCTCCGAGGCTCACCGACGCGTCCGTCGTCTCGTTGATCTCGTGCCGGAGGCCGAGGAAGGCGACGCCGGCGGCGGCCGCCGCGGCGGTGATCAGCGGGATCCGGGTCACGAGGCCGCGGATCATGCCGCCGAGGTCACGGAAGATCGCCCCGACGCCGCCGTTCCCGAAGCCGTAGATTTGCGCGATCTGGGTGCCCTGCTGCGCCATGACGGTGAACGGGTTCATCCCGCCCGCGAGCGACACGCCGATATCGTTGACCTGGTAGAACAGGCCCTGCATGCGCCCCGCGGCCATGCCCGACGCTCCCGCCATGCCCTGGATCGCGGTCGTGCGGCCCTTCAGCGCGCCGATGCTCGCCAGCGAGGCCTGCCGCTCGCGCTGGATCGCCGCCGCCATCTCGTCGGCCGAGATCGCGCCCTGGGCATGGGCGGCTCGGATGTCGTTGATCGTGTCCTTGTACCGCCGCACCACGCCGAAGACGGGGTTGTACTTGGCCCGGAGCTCATCGAGGGCGCGGCCCTGCGCCAGGATCGCCGAGGTGCTCTGCGTCACGGCCGGGCTGACGCCGGCCATCCGGTTGATCCGGTCCTGCATGTCCGAGATCGCCGGCGCGGTCGCCCGCATGCTCGCAGCGGCCCGCGACGCCTTGGCCGCCAGCCCTTCGAGCGCGCGCAGAGCGTTGCCGCTGGCCCCTTCGACACGTTGCAGACCGGCCGAGGCCGGTTGCGAGCCGGTCGCGACGGCACCGAGCGCTTCCTGCCCGGTACGACCGATGTCGCGGAACGCATTCTTGACCTCGACACCGCCGTCCGCGCTGATCCGGACCGAGACCGATTTCCGGCTCATTCGCGGCCTCCCGACGCCGCGATCCGGCCGTTCTTGCTGTCAGACTGCATGATCGTCCTTCCGAATCCGCGGTCAGCCGAAGTCGCCGAACTCATCAGCACCTTCGGCCTCGCCGACGCCACCAACGACATGCCCGCGCTTCACCTCCGCCGACCGCTCATTGATCTTGCGGCAGGCGACCTCTTCGACCTCCGGCAGGAGATCGGCGACGGCGAGCGTGTCATAACCCAGGGCGTGGGCCATCTGGAGCGCGGCGCCGATATCCCAGCCGAGGACGGCGCCCTCGATCGCCCGGACCTGCCCGCCCATTTTCATCGCCAGGTCCCAGACCTGCGCGCCCTCTAGGGTTTGCGGCTGCCGGTCGACCGCGGGGCACGCTTGGCATTGCCGCCCTTCGATTTCGATGCACCCGCTGCAGTACGCCGCGCCCCCGCCGAAGTGCCAGTCTGCGAGGGCGCGGAGCCGTTTTTTTCCTGCTCCAGACCCAGCCAGCGCGCCATGTATCGCTCCGCCCAGGCCTCGTAGAGCGCGTAATGGTCGAGGAGCGCCTCGACCGCCTCCGGCGTGACCTTGGCCTTCTTGCCATCATCGCCCTCGACGCCCCGCCAGTCGCGGATCACCAGCTTGGCCACGGCCTTGTTGAAAGCGAGCGCAGCCTCTTCGTCATCGTCCGAAGCTCCGCCGGCCTCGCGGTACGGCGCGAGGAGATCGTCGCGCCGGGCCTGCGCCATCACCGACGAGGTCGCGGGCGCCGCCAGGACGGAGACACCCGGCAGCAGGTCGACCCATTCGGGGTCGCGGTTCAGGTTGAGACGCATGGGCGCTCCTTTAGGCGTTGTTCGGGTTGTCGTAGCTGTCGACGTCGTTGACGAGCGTGGCGGTCGCCATCCGGCCGCCGCCGGCGGTCTGCGCCGCCTGCCAGGCGAAGGTCGCCTCGACGCCGCCGGGCCCTTCGATCGTCTGTTTCGGCTTCGGCAGGTAGACGGCGTGCGCGGTCAGGGTGAACCTGGTGTCGGCGTCGATCTCGTAGCCGAAGGCGAACTCGGCCGGCGTGCCGTTAACCGCCGAATCCAGAAGCGTCTTGTCGGCAAAGCGCACGGTGATCTCGCCCGAGAGCATCGCCATCGCTTCCTCGAGACCGTCGATCTTGCCGTCCTCGCGGATGGTTTCGATCCGGTCGAGATTGTTGCCATAGGTGATCTGCCCCGAGACGACGTTCGCCAACTGCGAGCCACCGCGCTTGATCGAGCCGTTGAAGGAGCTGAAGCGCTGCAGCGCCATCTGCTCGAGCGTGCCGGCGGCGCTGGCCGCCGCGGGGTCTTCGCCCTGGGCGATTACGTTGACCGTCGCGGTCACAAGCCCGCTCCGCTGCATGGTCCAGTTGATGCTGTTGGCCTTGCAGCCCGGGAACATCGCGTAATGCGGCACTTCGGGCATGCCGGTCTCGATCGCGAAGCTCGGGATCGCCCAGCTCGCCGACTGGAACTCGTGCGAGTACGGCGCGCCCGATCCGGTCATGGTGGGGTCGCCGAAGAGCGCCTTCAGCCAGATGCCGAGATAGCGCGCATCGATCGGAACGACGATGTCGCCGTCGGCGGTGATCGCGTCCTTCGTGGGCGGCAGAGGATCCCGGCCGAAGCCCAGGAGCTCGCTCTCGAGGAGCGGTTGCTCGCTCCCCAGCCCGGACGACGCGAAGGGCATCTTCCAGAACGCTCCCGCGCTCGGCGGCGTGCCGTATGCGCTCTCGAAGGCGAGCGCCATCTGCGCCCGCGCACCCCGTGCTCGTGCCATGATCCTGTTCCTTTCCGATGCTCAGCTCAGGGGGTCGGGCGACCCGTATTGAAGAATGATCCCGATGGTGGCGGCCTTCAGGGTCGCCGCGCCCTCGACCGGCAGGTCGATCGGCTCAGGCGCCTCGCCGATGACGTAATCGCAGAGCCCACCGAGCGTCCGGTCGGCCGCCAGCGCCGCTGCGACGGCCGTCTTCGCCGCGTCGAAGACCGCGTCGCGCTCGGTGGCGCTGTTGCGATCGACGACCAGGTCGAGCTCGGCGCGGTGCTCGTAGAAATACACCGGCGGCGAGATCAGCACCTCGGGCTCGCCGGGATCGCCGTCCCGCAGGATCAGCGTGCCCGCCGCCGGGATCGTGCCCGGCAGCGTCGCGTTGCGCTCGAAGCTCGCGCCCGCCGGCTTGGCGGCGTCCAGCAGGGCGGCCAGCGCCTCGAGGATGGTTTCGCTCGTGCTCGCCATCAGCGCGCCTCCGGCCATTTCGATACGATCAGCTCCGGCAGGCGGCCCTCCCAGCGGCGCTTGTCCCGGTCGAGGTCGAGACGTTTGCGCAGCTTCACCTGCGGCACGAGGATGAAGGCGACGATCGTCTGCTCGCCGGTCAGGATGCCGTCGCCCTTGCGGCGGCGCCCGCCCTTCCGGGCCGCACTGCCGCGCTTGTTCACCCGCGCCTGGTCGACCACCAGCAAGGCCGGCCGCCCGGGGCGATAGACGAAGCGCAGCGGCAGGCCCGTGCGGCGCTCGAAGTCGAGCGGCGTGGTGCGCTTGCCGCCCCTTCCCTTGTCGGCGGCATCGGTCGGGATCGCGAGCCAGAAGCCGTCCTTCGAGCGGATCGTCGCGCCGAGATTGAAGGCATCGACGATGTCGGGCGCCTTGGTGAAGACGAGCGACGTCGCGCCGATGCTGGCACCGCTGCCGGGATAGTTCCGCGCCTGGATGGACTTGCCGAGCCGGGTGCCGAGGCCCGCGCCGCGGACCTGCTGGCGCCAATCGGCCTTGAGCCCGCGTCCCGCCGCGCGGATGCCGGAGGTCACCGCCCGCTCGGACGAGAGGACCTCGCGCTCCATCACGTCGCGCAGGTCGCCCGAGATCCCGACATGCAGCTTCACGCCCGCGCCTCCGCCGTCCATTTGAGGCGCCGGGGATCCCGGCGCGGCTCGCCGACGACGGTCAGGGTCTCGTCGCCGAGATCGATCGTGTCGCCCGCCTTCAGGTCCGGCGCGTCCGAGACGCGAATGTCGAACTCGGTCGTGTCCGAGACGAACTGCCCGCGGTTGAAGTCCGAGACCACGTCCGGACGCCGGAGGATCACCCGGACGGTCCTGGCCTCCCCACCGCCCGCGGGCGTGTAGGTCGCGCTCTCCGCCATGTTCGGATCGGTGAAGACCGCGTCCATGGCGCGGGCGATCGCGTCCATCGCTCAGCCGTCGCTCTCGACCAGCGCCTCGAGATGCGCCCAGAGGGCGTCGCGCTCCTCGGCGGTGACCGGATCAGCGCCCTCGGGCAGCGCCCCATTGACGGCATCGACGGCGGGGCTGCCCTCCTCGGTCAGGTCGGCCTCGCCGAGCTCGGAGAGCGCGGCGCGGAACTGCGCCAGGCGCCCCTCGTCGATCGCGGGCCCGCTGACCTCGGCCCAGAGCGCATCGCGTTCGTCAGCCGTGACCGGCGCCGCGTCCGCCGGCAACGCGCCGTTGACGGCGTCGACGGAGGGTCTGCCCTCGTCGGTGTAGGCGCCCTCGTCGAGGGTCGCGACTGCCGCCCTGAACTGGTCGAGGCGCTCTTCCGGCGAGAGGGTCGCCTGCGGTTTGGGCTTGCGGGGTTCCTGCGGACGAGGCCGCGGGGCATCCTTCGGCTGCGGCTTGATTACCGCGCCCTTCTTCGCCTTCTCGATCTCGCGGCCGATCTCGGCCGGGACCGTGCCGCGCCATCCCGCGGGCAGCGTGCGGTGCGAGGTCGCGCTGGTGCGGTAGGTGTGGGACGCGGTCATCTCGACGCGCACCTCACCGGCATCCTTCTTCTTCGGCATGTCTCTGGTCTCCTCGAGGCGGGAAAAGACCCCGGCGCCGGTCGCGCCGGGATCGTCAGCCGTGTCGCGGCGCGGTTCAGTTCGAGGTGTGGCCGCGCACCAGGACGCCGGGACGCATGCAGATCGGCAGCGTCTGCATCATCGCCTCGACATCGACGAAGCGGTTCTCCTGCCGGTCAGGGAACAGCGCCGAGTAGAACTCCTGCCCGGGCAGGTTCGACATGCCGAGATAATCTGCCGAGCCGTTGAACTGCCGGAAGGTCTGGCGCGTGCCCATCGGGAAGAAGGACGCCTCGGCCTGCGGGATGAACTCGCGGGTCGTCATCGTGCCGTCCTCTTCCGGGACGGACGCTTCGGCGAGGTATTCCTTCCAGGTGATACCGGCGAAGTTGAACCCTTCCGAGGTGTCGTCGCGCAGCGGATCGCCCCCGTTCTGGTTCTGGTAGTACTTGTACCGCTCCTTGAAGTCCGGGTGCCCCATCAGCTTGTCGGTGAAGTCGGGATGGATCAGCCCCATAACGCCCGCGCTGACATCGCCCAGGAGGTTCGTCTTGATGTGGCGCGTGACCTCGCGCGCCTTCGCCGAGAGATCGGTCGTGTTGGTGCCCAGCACGAAGTCCACCGACTTCCGGGTGATCGAGAACTTGTCGAAGAGATCGGCGATCTCGGAATTGTCGGCGTCGCGCACGATGCCCTGCAGCGCGCCGGCGCGGTGATACTCGCGGGTGATGTCGATCGAGCCGCGCAGCTCGCCCTGCCGATCCATCACCTCGTCCTCGGCCTGCTTGAGCTCGGTCTCGGAGCCGAAGGCGCGGATGCCGTCGATATCGTCGGAGGTGATCCGCGACTTCAGGCCGAAGCGCTCGGTCGAGAAGTCGACCATCTTGCGCTTGCCGCGCGACTGGCCCGGAAGCGGCGTGCCGCGCTGCGAGGATTGCACCAGCTGGATGATGCCGTTGTGCATCTCGACCGAGAACCGCGTGCCGCGGATGCCCTTCGGGACGAAGAGCCCCATGTTGCCGATCAGGCCCCACTGGTTGGGGATGATGCGAATGGCGTCGCCGAGCGCCATGGCGCTGAAGGCGTCGCCCCGGAAGATATCGATATGCGCCATGAGACGCTCTCCTTCTTGTCTCTGGAGGATTGGAGGACGGCCCGGGACCCGGCGGCCCCGGCGCCGATCAGGTCGAGATCGCGACGATGCCGGCGGTCTCCAGCGAGGCGCAGGCGCTGTCGCGCAGGGTCTCGGTCGACCAGCTGTCGTCGAAGACCAGGCCGCCGCGGCGCACCTGGGCGGGTCCGCGCACCAGCGCGATCGCGCCCTCGACATCCGCGCTGGACGCGGCGGCGCGGGTCATCAGCACGGCGGCCGGCGTCTCGGAGCCGTCCGCGGCCCCCTGGTCGCTGGCCACGTACTTGCCCGAGGCGGTGACCTGGCCCAGCACGGTGCCGGGCTCGAGATCAGCCCCGGCCGCAACGGTGATCTCGTCGCGGCCATAGGCGCTCGGGGTCTCGTAGAGGAGGAAGTCGCCGGGCGTCTTGCCCTCATTCAGGGTCGGCATGGGAAAATCTCCGTTGCAGGGATCCGGGAAGGAAAAGGCCCGGCGCTTGGCCGGGCCCGCTTAGCTGTTGCCCCAGCGCGCCTTGGCGCGCTCGGCCATCGAGGGCCCCTCGCCGCCCGCGGCCGGCGGGGCGTCGATCTCGGTCGCCTCGGCATCGATGCTGGCGCCGAGCCCTTGGGGCTGGGTCGCGGTCTTCGGCGCCGCGGCGAGATGCTTCGCGGCCTGCTCGACGCTCATGTCGCTCTCGAAGGCGAGGCTCTTGGCGAGACCATCGCGGCCCGCCGCCTCGGGATGGCCGAGGATCCCGGCGATGCGGGTCCGCTCTTCGGAGGCCGAGGGCGTAGCCGGCGCCGGCGCGCCACCGTTGGGCTGCGACTGGCCCTGCGGGGTCGAACCGCCCTGCCCCCGAGGTGCCGGCTGGGTCTGTGCGGACGCCTGGCCCTGAGACTGGTCGCCGCCGGGGGCCGGGCTCTGGCCGCTGCCCTGCGGCGGCTGAGTGGCGTCGGGCGCCGGGGTCTGGGCACCGCCCTGCGGCGCCGTCTGGGTCGTGGTGCTCATGGGGGCACTCCCTTCCTTGGTTGCAGTGACATCCGCCGCGCTCCGGCGGCCATTGACGTGCGCGACGAAGCGCTCGAAGGCCTCGCGCGGATTGGCGACCTCGTCGGCGAGGCCGGCCGCGACCGCATCGGCGCCGAGATAGGTGGACGCTTCCGTCGCCAGGGCGCCGTCGCGGTCGAGCTTCGCCCCGCGCCCCTCGCCGACCGTCGCCGCGAAAACGTCGCGCAGCTGCTCCATCTCCTGGGCGAGATCGGCGCGGACGCTGTCGGGCAGCGGCTCGTAGGGATTGGCGTCGGCCTTGTGGTCGCCCGCGGCGATGACCGTGACCTTGACGCCCTCCGCCTCGACGCGGGCGCTGAGATCGGCATGCATGCAGATGACCCCGATCGAACCCACGCCGCCCGTGCGCGGGACGATCACCCGGTCGGCCTGCGAGGCGATCGCGTAGCCGGCGGAGAAGGCATGGTCGGCGACGAAGGCCCAGACCGGCTTCTTCGAGCGCAGCTCGCGGATTTGATCGGCCAGCGAGAAGCACCCCGCGACCTCGCCGCCGAAGCTGTCGACCTCGAGCGCGACGCCCCGGACATACGGATCGGACGCCGCGCTCTCGATCTGGGCCGCAAGCCCCTCGTAGGAGGTCTCGCCCGAGGATTGACCGATCCAGCTGCCGCGATGCACGAGCGTCCCGGTGACCGGGATCACCGCGATTCCGTCGATGGCCCTGTAGGGCATCCGGCGCCCGGCCCGGATGTCGTCCTCGAGCCGGTCGTCGAGGAGCGAGGCGCGGGCGCGCTGCTGGGAGGCCGCACTCGGTTCGGCGCCGTGCAGCTCGATCTCGCCCCCGGTGATCCGGGGCCCGAAGCCGGTGATGAACGCCGCGGCCTTCGCAGGCGCAGCCAGGAGCGGCGTGTGGAACACGCGCGCCGCGATCTGCGGATGTCGCATTGTGTCAGTCCTCGGGTGTGTCTTGCTGGTAGACGGCCGGGCCCAGGAGCTTCGCGAAGCTCTCCTGCATCGGGTGCAGGGCGTTCTCCGGCATCGCGGCGATCTCCGCCTGGATTTGCGCCATGTTCTCGGCGTAGTCGGTCCCGGTCAGCTCGGCCGCCTCTTCCTCGAGCGTCGAGAGCGACAGCGACACGCGCATCGCCGCGGCCTGCGCTTCCTTGACCGGATCGACGAAGCCCTTGCCGGGCCCGATCCACTTCGACCGGGCATAGGCCGGCCAGAACGCGTAGAAGTCCGGCGCGCCCTGCGGCAGCTTGAGGTGCCCGTCGATCACCATCTCTTCCAGCCAGGCCATGAAGAACGGCTGGCAGAAGCCGTGCGCGAAGGAGGTCCGGCGCGCGGTGAAGCCGCGCCATATCTCGATCATCGCCGCCCGCGCGCTCGAGTAGTTCGTCTTCGACCAGTCGGAGGCGAGCTGCTCGTAGCTGATGCCGAGGCCGGAGGCGATGTGGCGCAGGACAGCCGACTCGAAGTCGGCGAACTGCGCCGCTGGCCGTGCTGTGTTGACCATCCCGATCTCGTCGTTCGGGTAGAGCGTCTGCACCCGCGCGCCGCCGAGGCTGAGTCCCTTTCGATCCTTGTAGAAGTCCGACCGCGCCGCCTGGTAGTTCAGGAAGCCCGAGCCGTCGCCCTCCTCGCCGAAGAACTCGTCGATCACCTCGGGTCCCATAGGGGACTTGATGAAGGCGGCGAGCACCGCGTTGATCACCGCCGCCTGCAGCTCGACCCGGCTGTAATGGTCCTCCATCTTCAGCTTCTCGACGATCGGCGCGAGCCGGCTGATCCCGCGGGTCTGGCCGTCGCGCTGCTTGTCGAAAAAGTGCAGCACCTGCGGGCGACCGTACCGCCCTTCCCGCGCGACGCGCTTCCAGCGCATCGCGTCGGCCGATTGCGCGTAGGACGCGTTCCGGTGGCCCTGGCGGAAGTGGTAGGCGCGCGAGATGCCGTCCCGGGTGATCTCGACGCCGCCGCGCAGGCGCTCGCCGTCGGCCATGTCCATCGGGTTCGACAGCAGGTCGGTGTCCACGAGCCGCATCGTGGTCTTCGTCGGCCGGGTGCGCCGCCAGTTCACCAGCGCCAGCGCCTCGCCCTCGATCAGGTAGGAACGGTAGGCGGTGGCGAACATCTGCGGCACCGACTGGCTGCGGGTGGTGTCCGCGAAGTGGCGCGGATCGTCGGCATAGACGCGCCAGAGCGCCTCGACCTGTTCCTTGAACTCCCGCGCCCATTCGGCCGAGAGACCCAGCGCCCGCCAGTCCGGCTTCAGCAGCGGCCGGAAGTTCGCGCCGATGACGCTGTCGACCTCCTTGGCGATCGCGCCCGTGGCCCAGCCGTTGTTGCGTACCAGGTCACGGGCCCGGGCGGTGACCTTGTCCCGACCGGGGAGGATCTCGGAATCGACCGCGCGGTTCTCCGGCTGGTAGCCCGCCAGCGTGTCGATCGTGCTGTCGGCGGCCGTGTAGGGCGTCGTGCCGTGAAAGCCCGCGTCGCGCTCGCCGAGCGAGGCGGTCTTCCGCGGCACCTTCGGCATCTCGGTCCAGGACTGGCTCATCAGAAGCGCACCCGGTGCGAGCCGCCACCGCGGGACAGATCGCCCAGCTGGCGCTTCAACGATCGGACGTAGCGGCGCAGCGCCGCCTCGCTCGTCGGCGTGTACTCGGTGCGCGAGCCGTCGTAGCTGACGACGCTCACCGCCCCGCCGAGGGCCACCTTGTGAAGCGCGTCTTCCGCCTCGCCGAGGCGGGCGCGCAGGGTCGCGGTGTCAGTCATTGCGCTTCAGGACCTCCAGGAGACGGGCGCCGGCGCTGGCGCGGTCCGGGACTTCGGTTTCTTTGGGCGGCGTGTGCGCGGCCGCCGCGAGCGGCAGCTCGGCATCGAAGAGATCGCCCTGGGCCTCTTGCGGCGCGACACCGCGCTCGGCCTCCAGCGCGTCCCACTGGTCGTCGGTCATCGACGCCCAGCCCTTCCGCCGGGCCGCGGCCTCGGCATAGAGCTCGGTGTCGAGCTGCTCGTTGCGCCGGCTCGGCTCGACGAGCTCCCACTTCGCGGTGACGACACCGGTCCGCGACCGGGTCAGCACCTTCACCTCCGAAGTGATGCCCTGGTAGAAGGCGTCGCTGAGCCCGCGGGCGAAGTGGCAATAGCCCCGCTCGGTCGGGTCCTCCTGCTTCAGCCAGGTGTAGAAGTTGCCCTTCATCATCGAGACGTTCAGCAGGAACGCCCGCTTCTGCTGGCGCTTGGCCTTGCCGTCCTTCCGGCGCTCGAACTTCTGCGGCACCATCAGCGGCCCGTTCTGGCTCGAGCTGCCCTTGACGATGATCACCCGGCTCCAGGGATGGGTCTTCGCCCAGCTCCAGACGTCGTCGGTGTAGGTGCCGCCGTCGATCGCCAGGGCGTCGATCTTCAGCTTCAGCCCCAGCTCGGTCGGCCACTCGGTGCGCAGGTAGGCGTTGAGCGCCGCACGGCCGTCCTCGGTGCCGATGTGATGCGGGATCACGACGTAATCCACGGTCCAGCGCCGCCGGTCCCGGCCGAACGCCTTGAGGTGCAGCTCCATCCGGTCGTCCTGGCAGTCGACACCGGCCGTCAGCATCACGCCCGAGGCCGGCACCACACCCTTGGGCAGGACGGTGATCTCGCTGTCGGGATCGTCCGCGGCATGCTCGGTGCGGTCCCGCAGGTCCTGCCAGTCCGGCGCGTCGTTCGCCTGCTCGAAGGGCAGGCCCAGGACGTCGTTCCAGAACGTCTGCTCGGTCTCCGCCTCGACGCTGGCCTTCTGCTCCTCGACGGTCGTGGTCGCGGCCTCGAGGCGCGTCCAGCCCATGACGCGGGCATACTCGACGGCGATCGAGGCCCAGTCCCGCTGCGGGGCGTAGGCGCGCCAGAGATGGAAGCCCGGGTGATCGCCGCGGGGATTGTGCGGCACCCATTGTCCGGCGCCGACGATCCGCTCCTTCTCGCTGTGCTTGATCGGCTGCTGGCAGGATTCGCAGGTAAAGTGCGCCGCCGCCAGCCGCTCGGGATCGATGTTCGCCTCGAAATTCTCCCAGGTCAGCGGCTGCGAATACCCGCAATGCGGGCACGGCACGTGGTAGTAGCGCTGGTCGGACCGCGCGAAGGACCGCGTGATCCGGCAGGTGCCCTTGATCTGCGGCGTCGAGACCCGGAGGATCTTCGCGTCCTCGAAGCCCGAGGCCCGCGACACCGCCAGCGCCTCGGGATCGCCCTTCGGCGTCATCTCGAACTTCGACAGGTCGTCGAGGATCACCAGCCGCCGCGTCGTGCCGGCGAGGTCGTCGGGCGAGCCCGCCGAGGCCACCTTCAGCGAGCCGTCCCGCGCCAGCGTCTCCTGGTTGAACTTCGCGTCCTTCTGGTCGCCGCCCCGCCCGGTGCCGAAGATCGCCAGCAGGCTTGGCGCCTGCCGCCGCATCGGCAGCCACTTCGTGTCGACCCATTCGGTCGCGGCGCTCGAGGTCGGGTGGACGACGAGGCTGTCGAGCGGGCCGTATTCGTGCCAGGCGCCGACGGTCGGGTTCACCACCGAGACCGTCTTGCCCCATTGCGCCGAGCCGCGGACCGTGACCTCGCGGGCGGGATGCTCCGGCGAGAGCGTGTTGTGGATCTCGGCGAGGAACGGGAAGCGCCGGATGTTGAACGCGCCCGGCATCGGCGAGCGATCGTCGAAGATGATGTTCTCCCGGCACCAGCGGGTGATGTCGGGCGGCGGCGGCGGGCGCATCGCCTGCGCCAGCGCATCCGCGATGATTCCCTCGGCCGAGGTCAGGAACCCCATCAGATGTCCTCCTCGGCCTCGTCGTCGCCGAGCGCGGCACTCGCGCTGCGCTCGGTCAGCGTCTCGGCGCGGTGCTCGCGGTGCGCCCGCCAGGCCTCGAGCAGGATTGCCCGGGTCGATTTGAAATCGACGCCCAGCTCGTCGGCCACGCGGCGGGCCGCATCCCGCATCACGCTCTCGAACTCGGCGATCTCCTGGCTGATCTGGCGGCGCGCCTGCAGCGCGGCCGTGCTCGCCAGCACGTATTGCCCGTTCGCCTCGGCGTTCTGGCGGCGGAGCTTGCGGGCCTCTTCCTCGGCCTTCTGCGTCCGCGCCATGTTGTAGCGGTCGCTATCGCCGCGCGGCAGCTCGGAGGCCCCGAGACCGGTCGGCGGCGCGTTCGGCGCGGCCGGCGCCGGGGTCGCCCCCTCGTCCTCTGGCGCCAGGGTGCGCAACGCTGCCCGGGTCTCCGAGCCGTTGCCCATCAGCTGGCCCTGGTCGAGCCGCTTGCCGAGCGCTTCGCCGACCTTGGCCAGGTCGAAGCGCCGTGCGCGGCCCTTGCCCTGGTAGCAGCCGTCGAGCTTGCCGGCACTGACGTACTGGCTCACGCGGCCTTTGCTGACACCCAGTCGGGTCGCCAGTTCGGTCGTGCTCAACATCGTCATGTTTAGCGGAGTTTAGGCTTTCTCAATGGTTTAGAGGCTTTAAACGCATGCGCTAAGCCGCCCCGTATACACGCCAGGGCGCCAGAAGGACCCGCGATTCTGGGGGACCGGACGTCGAGCCTCAGTTCACGGACTCCGGTTCACCCCGAGGGCCGGGCTGACTGCCTAGGTCGACGGTCCAGAGAAAGGCGACCGCGGCGCCACCAACGACCAAGAGCCAGACGATGAGGACGATCATAAGCGGACCGTCTTTGAGGACGCGGCGCATCGCATTTCCTTCAGTTGCCCCCGAACGCAACTTGGCCGCTGCGCCCCGGTTCCGGGGCCGCCCGGGTTTCTTCTCGACATCCACCGCTCGGGCCATCAATCCTCGACACCGGAGGTGAACATGTACGGAATGCACATCAGGATCACCGCGCTCGCCGGCGAGGATTTCGAGCCGGAGTTCTACGTCATGGTCATCGAGACTGAAGGCGCGTCGATCTGCCTGTGGCACGGGACCAGCTACGAGCGCGCGATCCTCGAAGCGGAACGCGGTCGAGAGGACTTCGGCCCGGTCATCGACCAAGTGATCGAGACCTACCCGGACGAGATGCTGCGCGAATTGTAGCCGCGTCCCGACAGAATGCGCCCGAGCGTTTCGGCCGGGCGCGACCGGTTGACTGAACATATACCTCGTGACGAAAGCCCCGAGACGAGCACGCCTCACTGGACATTCGCTCCGATGTCCATCAGGCATCTTCGCCGGAGGCACACATGATTGGCACGCACATCCGTATCACCGCTCTTGCCGGTGATGATCGCCGCCCCGAATTCTTCGTTACGGCAATTGAAGCGGAGGGGATACCGATCTCACTTTGGCAAGGATCGAGCTATGAACGGGCGATCCTCATTGCCGAGAAAGCGCGAGAGGACTTCGGGCCCGTCTACGATTATGTCCCGGAGACCTACCCGTTCGATCCGTTGCGTGAGCGTTGACCCACACCTCAACAAAAAACGCCCGTGCGTTTCCGCCGGGCGCTCTTGTAGATGATAAGATTCTTGTAAGCCCCAGTTCGGGTAAGCGTCAATCATCTTCTTTCGAGGGCCAGAAAGCACCCGGCATCTCCCCGATGAAGACATGGCGCCGCGGACGGTGGACCGGACCAATCATCCGATCCAATGCCCCGGCCAGCGCACGACGCAAGGCATCGCGGTTTCCCGTATCCTTCGCATCCCAGCCGTTCGCCTGCAGCACGTCGGCAATCGTCTTGTCGTGGATGCAGACCATGTCGACCAGGTGACGGTCGGGAATGGCCCGGCGACGCGATGATGGCCGAACCCGCCGAACCTCCAGCGCCACGCCGTTGCCGATCCGGCGGTGCAGCTTTGTGAGCTGCTCACGGTCCCGCAGGACAGCGGTGATGAAATCGCCGCCACCGCCGCCGTCGCTCAGCGTCTCGAGCGACATGCCCCGGATCCCGGCGCTCGCGTGCCGCTCGGTCAGGTCGCGATAGCGCCGCCCCATCGCCACCTGGTCATCCGAGAAGCTGGGGGCTGCGCCCTTCTTACCGGCGGCCTGTGCCATTCGGTCGAAGACGTCGGCGCGGCGCATGCCCTGCCGGCCCTGCCACATGGCATCGCGAACCTCGTCTGTCCCGTCCGCCTTGCGGTGCACCCTGCTCTCGGCGAAGGGGACCGTCTGACCACGGGCCGGTGCGTGCCGGACGATCGCAGGCCCGCACTCTTCCGGCGCCGCGTTCTGCGACATCATCACCCGGAGCGCTGCCTCCTGCGCGGCGCGACGCTCGGCCGGACTGACGGACGTGTCCAGCGCCACGCCCTCGACCGTCTGCGAGAGCCGCGCCCTCCCCTTCGTGTCGACGAAGATCACCGGCTCCATCCGGTCACGCATCTTCATGGGCGGTCTCCCTCTTGTCCTGACCCTGTGCCACCAGCGCCCGCGCGGCGCGTTCGTCCTGCAGGTACGCCTCGAGCCATTCCCGGTCGGCGGCGGACGCGGCGGCCCGCTCGATCCGGTCACCGACCAGCTGGCGCTGGCGCTGGTTGCTGCCCGCGCGTTCCTTGATCTGCGTCATGTCGAAGGCCATCGGCGGACGCCCGTTCGCCCGCAGGAAGCGATACAGCTCGACCAGGTGACCCGAGGCTTCGGCGATCGGCCCTTCTACCGAGGCCAGCCAGCTCGACACGATCCGCTTCTCGGCAAAGGGCGGCGCCTGCAGCCCGTGGGCGAGGTTCCGGATCGTGACCTCCGCCGGCATGACGTTCTGCTGCGGCCCATCGGCGTGATCCATCACGACCTCCGCCAGCGTCAGCAGGTTGGCTTCGTCCATGTAGGCGAGATGATCGATCAGCCGCTTGCGCGCCTGGTCGTGTGCCTCGGCGCTCATCCCGCGCTTGCGCACCAGCCCCGCCTGGTCGAGCCGGTCGAACAGGCAGGACCGGACACGGTCCCGACCAGCTTTCTTCTCTTCACTGTCCATCGCTTGCCTCCTGCTCTTTCTCAGCATGACCCGATTGGATGCTGAGCCGTCCGTTTCAGCCCCGGGCGCCTCGTTCTGTGTCGCTCCTTCCCATTTCGTTTTATTTCCTTTTGTATTCTTTCCTTTACGCAGCACTGTGGAGAACTGTTCGTCACTGTGTGGCACTGTGCGAGAACAGTGCAGAACTGTGGGGCCACAGATTTTAGCTAGTCTCGACAGTCACTTCCGGGCCGAGTTCAACCTTCCCTCTCTCGCCGCGGCATTGAGGCCGTTCTCGATCGAAAGCTTGAGGCCGGGCATGCGCCGCTGGCCGTGGTGATTTTCGCAGAGCCACTCATCGAGCCATGCGATCAGCGCCCCATCCTTGCAGACCGCATCCGAGCAATTCATCTCAGCCAGGGAGGCGCTGAGGCGCCGGCGACGCTCCGCGACCGCCTTCTCCGACTGTGCGGCCTCGCGCTTCTCGCGCCTGTGCAGCGCATCGAGGGCGACCTCGATCACCACCGGGTGTCCGAGTACGATGCGGCCCTCATGGTGATACGGCCGCCAGTTGTGCAGCGGCGAAATGCTTCGCGACCGCAGCTCCGACCAGGCGGCGAGTTCGATCCGCAGTAGCTTCGCGAGCATCATGTCGTTATCCGGCAGCGAGCCGACCGGCGTTTGTTTGCGCGCCACGAAGAACAAGTTCAAAGCGGCCGCCTGCACATCCAGCGGCGCGGTCAGGAACAGCTCCGAGTTCAGCCAGCGGTCGTGCCAGAAGGCCGTGAAGTGATCGGTCGTCAGCTTCGGGTCGCTGAGTTCGGCCGGGTAGTCATCGAGGCCGTCAGTATCGATCGGTCGGATTTGAGAGCGCCGCTCGGGCGCCTGCGTTGCCTGCATCATGCTGTTGCCTCTCGGAAAAAATCCGGCTGCCGCTCACGTTCGCGACGTGCTGCCTCAAGTCGGTGCATTTCCGCCTCTACCCGGTCCTGCGCCATCGCGGCGTAGTCCGGGTTCAGCTCGCAGAGAACGGCGTTCCGTACGTTGCGGAGCGCCACCAGCGCCGTCGTTCCAGCCCCGCCGAACGGGTCCAGCACAGTGCCGCCCACGGGCGACCCGGCGAGGATGCACGGCTCAATCAGGTCTGGCGGGAAGGTGGCGAAGTGCGCGCCGCTGTAGGGCTTCAGGCTAACCGACCAGACGCTCCGGCGGTTACGCATCTCGCGCGGGCCAATCCGGTGCAGACTACCGCCGATGTTCGCGTTGACCCCGCCACGCTGGCCGGGAACGGTGTAGCCGCTCCTGTTGCCAGATGCCCGCCCGGTGGCCGGCTCCTTGATGGCCTCTCCGTCGAAGAAATACCGCCGCGACTTCGACAGCAGATAGATCATCTCATGCGCCGGCGTCGTCCGGTCGGAGACGCTGCAAGGCATCGGGTTTGGCTTGTGCCAGACGATCTCGTCGCGGAGCCACCATCCGTCCGCCTGAAGCGCCAGAGCGACACGGGCCGGTATCATCATCCGGTCCTTCGGCTTCAGACCTTCGGGGCATTTCCGTGCGCGCCTAGGGTGGTTCACAATTCGCGAGCCCTGCCAGGATTCCTCGACCGACTCCGTCTCGCGCCGCCCTTCCGCACCCCACGACCCGGCATAGCTGTCGCCCAGGTTCAGCCAGAGGGTGCCGTCCTCGCGCAGCACCCGGCGAACCTCGCGGAAGACCTCGACCAGCTTACCCACGAAGGCGTACGGGCTTTCCTCGAGACCGATCTGACCATCGACGTCGTAGTCGCGCAGGCCGAAGTACGGCGGGCTGGTGACGCAGGTATGCGCCGACTGCGCCGGCATCATGCGGAGATGGTCGAGGCAATCGCCGGTGCGAATTTCAATCATGCTGCGACCTCGTCTATCTGTCCGCCCCACTGGTCAGCCCATGCGGCCGCCATGCCGGGAAACGTCTTGCTGCGGATCTTCCAGCGGTCAGCGCCTGGCGGCGCGCGGTGCACCATCGACCAGGACTTGTGCTCCGACGTGCCCGGCTCGGGCGGCGTCAGTCTGTCGGTTGGGTGGAGCGGCGGCAGGCCGCGCCGGTAGAGGCCTGTCGCCTTGAAGAACGGATCGCCGAACCACCACGGCTGGACGATCTGCGGCTTGATCCAGTTGCGGACTCGCTCGCGAGCGTGGCCGTGCATGACGGGGTTCTCGACCGCGACGCGCGGGATCGGCGCGTTCAGGCAGTCGGAGAACAACGCGGCGCCCGCGTCCAGTTCGGCCCACATCTCGTCATGCGTACGGCCTGGAGGCGGCGTCTTGAGCCAGCGCACGCCGCTGTTGCACAGGCGCGTGCACGGCGGATTGGAGACGATCAGCAGGTCCCAGCCCCAGTCCAGCACGTTGCGGATGTCGTCCTGTATGTGCCGGTTGGTCGGCTCGTCGGCCGGCAGGATATCGCACTGCCAGGCATCGTGCCCGCGATCGAGGAAGGCGCGCAGCGCAACGCAGCTGGTGGCGCATCCGACGAGCACACGCATCAGCCCAGCCCTCCCGATTCCCAGAGCGCATCGTCGGGCCGCTCGAGGCGCTTCCGGCACTGCGGTATCCAGTGCAGCCGCGTCTCGCCCTGCGGGCGGTCGAATTGCCAGACAAACCAGGCATAGGACGTCGCCGTCGTCGCCAGCGGATCGTACTTGCCCTTCACCATCGGAACGCGCTCGCAGAACTGCAGCACGTCGGTGGGAGGCGTGAGGCTGAACAGTTTCTGATACCGCCCTACGCCCTCGAGAAACGCGCCGCGGACGATCATCGCGACACCCGAGAGGCTCGCCTCGATCGCGGCGCGAATGAAGTCCTCCGCCAGCCGAAACGGCGGATTGGTGATCGTCCAGTCGGCGGACCGGTCGGCACCGGGAAAGAGGTAATCCTCCTGCGGGAAACCGACTCCATAGTCATGGACATCGGACGCCATCACGGTGCCGAAGGCCTCGCCGAGCGGCCGGGCCATGAAACCGCGATTGGCGGCGGGCTCGCGCACCGACAGGTGAAACAGGTTCCAACCCTGCCCCGCCAGCCACTCGCAGAGCGCACGCGTGGCCCAGGGCGGCGTCGGGAAGTCGTCGAGGCTGTCGTGGGCCTCGTGGCGACGCTGCATGACGGCGGTCGAGCGGTTCTGCGTCATGCCAGGCCCCCGAATGCGAAACCGAGATCGAAACCGTCGCGGTCGCCGTGGCGACGGCTAAGGCGCGCCCCGTTGAAGAAGAGCGCGCTGGCACCGGTGCAGCCGAAGGCGGAGACGTAGAGGGCGGTATCGAGGATCATGCGGCGGCCCCCGATCTGCGCCGCGCGACATCTGAGGACCGCTCGCGCTTGGATCTTGACGAAAACAACACGCCGGGGTTCGGGCTCCGAAGCTCTCGCTCGACGAACGCCCGCATGTAGTCGACGTCGACGCCCGCAAGGGCGCAGATCATCGCGAAATCCTCCGACCTGTGCCAGTTGAGCCAATGTGCGCAGTTCAGGCCGACGCGGACGCCGCTCTTTTGCCCGAACTGCATCGATAGCCTCTCATGCAGGACAGCCCACCAGAGACGCCGGTGACCGCGGACGCCATCGGGATCACCAGCGGGCGGACCGGCCGCGCGGGTCAGCCCGCTGTCTCGACGCGCAACAGCCGTCATCGATTGCCCTCCCCGATGCAGTGGACCGGAATGCCGTGCCGAAGCGCCGTGATCGCTTCGCGCCACACGCCTTCGCTCTCGCGCCAGCCGGGCAACGGCGGGATCACGACGAGCTGCGAACGGACGAGCAGCGGGTGAAACCAGGCAGTCCAGAAGCCGTCGTCCATGGGATCGAGGTCGTCGGCGGAACCGGCGGTGAGATCGACTGACAGGACGATTGGCGAGATGGCGGTCACGCCCTCGACAGCGAGCGTTCTGACCCAGCGATGCGCCTTCTCCGCCGTCTCAATCGCGAGCGCCGGGCTGAAGCGGCCAGCGTCGTCGATCACGTGGCGGCGGAAGGGCGTGGCGACGTAGACGAGACGGCCGCGGCCCGCCTCAGTCGAGCGGGACAGCGGCATGTTCGAGTGCATGTGGCTCGGCGCGGCGCGACGAAGAGACGGCCAGTGGATGGCGCTATCCTCCGACAGGCCGAAGAACGGATCTAAGCAGGCGACGGTGTCCGTCATGCGGCGCCCCGCTGCTTTCGCATCAGCGCCTTGTAGCTGAGCAAATACTGGACCGCGTCGTCGATCTCTCGGTCGGCCGCATCCCGGTTGCCCTTGCTGTTGTGCTCGGCGGCGCGAAGCATGGCCGCCTGCGCCTCGCCGAACTCTTTTGCCGTCGCGCCAGCCTGCTCGTAGAGGCTGGTGACATTCGTCTGGACGTCGACAGGCTGGAAGACCCCACCGCCGAGTTCGGCATAGTGTGCGGCCATTTCTGCGGCAGCGAGCGGGCGTGCGGCACATAGCCGGTCCAAGTGGTTTGAACCGAGACCAGGCTCGTGGGCGCGAGCGGGATCAGTGTAGACCGAGAGTGTCGAGACGCTCAGGCCGATGATCCGGCTGACCTCCCGAAGGCCGCCTGCTGCATCATACGCCCGATAAATCGCGTCCTGGATGCTGTCTGGGGAGTTGTTGCGGGGCACGTCGAAAAGCCTCCGTTCTATTTCGATAGACGGGTGTGGACGGGTGTCGCAGGCTCGCCGCATGACAACCCAAGAACATTCCAGCCACTCATCACGACGCTTCGGCCTCGGAGGTATCGAGGAACTCGGCGGGCTCTTCGCCGCCCGGGTCAAAGGTGAAGAGCTGACAATCAGGGGGCGACAGCTCGTGCTGACCGCACAACTGACAAACCAAGAGGTACTTCTTCGCCGGAATGCGGTTGCTCGACTTCATGTTGGAGACCGCCGACGGCTTCACTCCGAGGGCCTCCGCAAACTCGCGGTGACCGATGGCCATAACTATGTCTGCGACGCTACTCATGTCGCGAACATACGCCTCACATTTTGTGAGGTCCAGTCTTCATTTTATTGAATGTTCAACTTTTCTGAGGTAGCGTGCAGATTGCCCCCAAGCAATTCAGGGGGCAGCTCAATGGATTATCAGGCAAAAATGGCCATGACCCGTCTTGGTGACGCATCGAGAGAAGCATGCGCTGTTCGCCTCTCCGCGGCCTGGCTGTCCACCGGCATGAGCAAGACAGACTTCTGCAAGGCAGCTGGCGTCGGCCTTACATCGTTTCTAAACGCTGAAGCTGCACGAAGCTTCCCGTCGAGAAAGGTCATGCTGTACCTCTATAGAGAGCACAGGATAGACTTTAACTTCATACTCCACGGAGACTTCCAACAGCTCCCAGGCGAGGTGCAAGAGCGGCTCATGACCGCCATCTCCGACGTAGAGTCTCAATCGGATCGAAGACGAGATTAAGGTCCAGCCCAAATTTGCTGCGAGCCTTTGTAGCGATCCGGTAGGCTAGTGCCGTCATCTAAGCTCCTAAATGTTCTCGTTTCGTACTAGTTAAGCGACCCCTCCGCTGTCACGAGAAATCTAACTCGCTAATGGCGTGCTCGGTACAATGCGGCGGCACTCGCCCCGTAGCAACTCACATTTTGTGAGTTTCATGTGTTGCACACTCATAAAAAATGAGCTACTACCTCTCCTCAAGCTCGCTAATCCATCGGCTTGACCAAGGCAACAATCCAGGCGGCGCCAAACCATAGCACCGCAACGATATCGGATAGCGCAACACGCAGGAGGTTGCTCATGCACCAGGACACACTCACAGACGCCCTCGACAGGTTCGACGCCATGCACCGTCGCGCCGAGCGCGAGGAGCGCCTCGCTCAGATCGAAGACTGGGCCCTGCCTCTCGGCATCGGAATGGCGATCGGCGCCGCGATCATGCTCATGCTTTTCGCCTGGCAGCCGCAGGCCCGCGCGGCCGACGCCGCCTATCACGCGCCCGCCTGCCCAACGGTGGCCTGCTGATGTCCTGCCGTCCCGACGATATCGCCCGTAGTGACGACGGCTCGATCGAGGCCCAGGACTTGCCGCACCGCGAGCGCTACCGCGTACCGCCCGCAGCACTGTGCATCGGCACCCTGATGGTCGTGCTGACCTTCTGCGCGATCGCGGCCGAGGCCGCGTCGAGGGTGTTCTGATGGCCGAGCGTGACGAGTGGAGCCCGTGGATCGAACACGACGGCAACGGCTGTCCCGTACCGGACGGGACAACGTTGAAGGTGCTTTGCTCCCTGCCGCGCGGGAAGTGGACCTGCATCGTGACCATCGGCGAAAACTATCAACGCCATGAGTGGGATGCGGCAGATCGAGTTTCACTGGGCACGCCGTACGGAATAGTTCGCTACCGCATCCGGCGGTCCAGAAGCTTCGACCTTCTCTTGAACATCGTTCGGGACGCTCACTCACCCGAATCCGCTAACACCGCGCTGGTGAGCCAGCGTATCTCCGGTGGTGCCACAAATTCCACTCACGGACGCTTCTGCGCCGGCATCACCGGACCCTATTTCGACACCGGCGGACACTCCTCACCCGCCGGCTACGCCGCCGCCCCGCTCTCCTCCTCCCTGCGGGGCGGCGGCGGCCTGAATAACCTGCCCGGCTCTCGCGCGTCTCGTGAGACCGGCACCTGCGGGCGGCGGGGCCGCCGTCGCCCGCCTTTTTCTCACACCGGAGACCACGATGCTTGGCCAACCCACAATTGAAGATGCCCAAACGGCAATTTCTCTCGAGCGACAGCGCCAGATCACACAGGAGGGCTGGCATCCTGAGCACGACGACGCGTGGGTGCATGGAGAACTTCTGAACGCAGCGCTTTGCTATTCGCATCACGACATGGACAGCGCGGAAGCGGGGAGTAGCGGCAAGCCCCCGAGCCGGTGGCCGTTCGATCCGGCCTGGTGGAAGCCGAAAGATCGCCACCGCAACCTGGTACGCGCCGGGGCGCTTTGCCTGGCCGAGAAGGAGCGTTGTGAGCGCGCGAGACTTCCAACGGGAGAAGCCGATCGTGAGCTTGATCGGATTGTCCGGGAGATCGCTGCGCGTGGTGGTGCCACCTGATCACCTGTCCATCCAAGTAGCAGGAGGAGCCGCCATGCCGCACGACCTCGAAGAGTTCACCGCCAAGATATCCGCGCAGAAGTCGCGGCTGTCGCTGATGGAGAGCGTGGCATCAGAAACCCGGGCGTTCGAGGCGAAGCTGATCGACCTCGGGGCCCCGGTCCAGGTCGACGTGTCGAACGCCGGGCTTCTGATCGATATCCGGTTCGAGGACACGCTCGCCCTGCCCGCCCCGGCGCCGGAGCCACAGCCTGAGGCCACCGCGGCGCCGGAGCCGGAAGCTTCGATCGAGACGGCAGCTGAAGAAGCCGTGCCCGGAAAGACCGAGGATCCGGCCCCCGAGCCGCAGAAGCGCTCGGACGTCAGCACGAAGGCTGAGCCCGGACAGTACGCCACCGGCCCGCTGACCGCGGAAGAGAAGGCGCAGGTTCTGGAGATGTACGACCGCGACGTCCCGGCCGGGCGCATCGCATCGGCCCTCGGTCGCGATCCGCGCGGGTTCTACCACAAGGTCAAGTCGACGCTGAGCAAAAGGGATGCCGAAAAGCGCAAGGCGGCGACAGAGAAGCGCGGCAAGGGCAAGCCCCAAGCGCAACCGAAACCGGCCGAGAGCGGGCCCGTCATAGCGGACGAGCAACCGAAAGCGATCGATGCGCAACCGGAAGAGCCGGAAGCGCAACCTATAGAAGCCAGCGCGCCGCACGAAGTTAGCGAGGACGCGTCAGAAGCCGATGCACTCGCCGACTTGGACGAAGCCGACGCCGCACCCGCCGCCAGCGCCACCGAGATGTCGCGCAGTCAAGGCGAGGAAGTCGCGCGCCTTCGGGCCCTGCCCAAGATGCCCGGCTGGACGCCGCAGCGGGACCTGGACCTCGCGACGCACATCTTCCGCGGCGCGTCCTTCAAGGCGGCCGCTGCGGCCCTGAAGACGGCCGAGGACCGCGTGCGCGAGCGCTGGTGGCAGTTGCACCGCGACCGGACGCTGGACGGCCAGGAACGGCTGCACCGCGCCCTGAAAGAGATCGCCGAGACGGAGGCCGGATAAGTGGAAGCCCACATGACCATCCCTTCCCAAGACAACGACAGCGAAGACCTGTTCCGGCGCGCCGCGGCTGTCGTCGTCAGCGAACGAAAAGCATCGACGAGCCTGATCCAGAGGCGGCTCGGCATCGGCTACAACAGGGCGGCCCGGCTGATCGAGCGGATGGAAGAGCAAGGCATCGTGGGCGCGCCCGATCATGTCGGGAAGCGAGAAGTCGCGACGCGCGAAACCATCCAGGCGGCGATCGATATCTCGTCGATCGTTCGTAGCGATAGTGAGGCACCGCGCATGCGCGAGACGCCAGAAGACGTTGAGGTTCGGGACAAGGCCTACCGCGTCACCGGCGAGGAGCTCCGCCAGTTTGTCGAGCGCTACGAGCGCCTTGAGCAGGAGAAGAAAGACATCGCCGAGCAGCAGAAGGAGGTCATGGCCGAGGCCAAGGGGCGCGGCTACGACACGAAGATCATCAGGAAGGTGATCGCCCTGCGCAAGCGCGAGCCCGACGACATCGCCGAGGAAGAGGCGGTGCTCGAGATGTACAAGCAAGCGCTGGGGATGAGCTGATGTCGGAGCAGTCCTTAACCGACAGCAGGTTCTGGCTCCTGATGCCCCTCAGACAACGAACGCTGAAGGCCCACCTCGAGAAGATGCTCGAGGAGATGCCGGACAAGTACCGCGGCGATCGCTACCTCAGGCCAACCACCAAGGCCGCAATGATTGAACTAATCCAGAAAGGCCGCGACCGCTACTGGAACGACCAGCAGTCGCGGGCGCCGGCAGCCTTATCTCGACCGGGTCGGCATCGTCGCAGGAAGGTCGCTGCCGACCTCTGCGACATCCCCGCCAGTGAATGCAACGAGTGGCTCCGGTCGCTCCCCGAGCCGAACCTCTCCTAGGAGATCATCATGACCACGAAGAACCCTCTCGGCCCGCGGCTCTGGGGCTACGCACAAACCGGACCACTTCCGGTGCTCGCGCCGCTGAGGCTCGAAGCGCCGAAGAAACCGTCCCGCTAAGGAGCAGGGGCAGGAACAATGATTCTAGGAGAGACATACACTGATCGCCAAGAGCGTGAAGACGTGTGGAAGAAACGCTATGCCCTCCTACCCGTTCAGCTTTTCGATGGCCGGTGGATTTGGCGCGAGACGTACTGGGTTCGAACGTCCACGCTTTCACCCAACAGCTACGGCGTTTTTCTGAGGCCGGTCATGCAGCGCTTCTTATCGATCCCTCAATCACCAACCCCTGAGCAGCGGCGCAAGAGCCGCCCCGGTCGAGCTTGAAGGAACGGAGCAATGCCCGCACAGCACATCAGGGAGCGAGAGAGCGCGCACCAGGCTGCACCACCGGCCAAGCCGCGCCTCGTCGGCTACGTGAGTGACACGAGGCTGGCGGAGCTGCTAGATTGCTCGGCATCCACGATCCGGGACTACTGCAAGCGCGGCCTTCTGCCGAAACCCTACCGAATCGGCGGCATGACACGATGGAAATGGACCGAGGTCGAGACAATGATCGAGGGACGCACGGGGTCAGGTGAAGAAGAGGACCCCATCTTGAGAGCGAGCCGTGGCACCTGACATCCGCCTTGATCGATACGTCCAGCGCAAGACGAAGCGCGGCCGCGAGTATTTCTTCTTTCGCATCGTCCGCGACGGGAAGGAACGCCGGTGGCCACTGCCCCATCCGTTCGAGGACGGATACCGCAAGGCGTATCGCAAGGCGTGGGAAGAGTGCTTCGGCGTGAACCTCGCGGAGATCGAGAACCCGCACGGTTTCGAGGCGCTGATCCGAAAGCACAAGGAAAGCGCCAAATACAACGGCCTATCGAAGGACTCTAAGAACCTACGTAACATGGCATGCGACCTGGTTCTGGATCGCTGGGGCGACTTCTTGCCATCCGCCATTCGTCCCATTCACGCTCAGGCGCTCTATGACAGCCTGGCCGACCGGCCGGCGACGGCGAACCGACGACTGGACGACATCAGCGCGCTGTTCAGCTGGGGCAAGCCGCGCGGCTTCGCCGACATCAACCCGTGCGAAGGCGTCGAGCGCGTCGTGTCCGAGGGCAGCTATGAGCCTTGGCCAGAATGGGCGCTCGAGAAGCTGTTTAAGCAAGGCAAGCCGCACATCCTGAAGCCGGCCCTCGGGGCGATCTACACCGGCCAGCGCCGGGGCGACCTACTTCACCGCTTCACCGCATCCCGGATCCGGGACGGGCTATGGACACCGAAACAGGGAAAGACCGGCACACCCGTCCCGATCCCGCTACACCCCGTTATGCTGGCGATGGTCGAGGAGCACCGCGAGTTGATGAAGAAGCGCGGCATCATCGATCCCGACGCACCGATTTTCGAGAACAGCCGCGGAAAGCCTTGGGGCAGCGGGTTCGGCGCCAGCTGGTCGAAAGAGCTCACCAGGTTGAAGCTGCATGTCGTCGAGCCCCGCCTGACGTTCCACGGACTGCGCACCACCAACGCGACGCTGATCGCCTCGGCAGTCGCGAAAAGCCCCGAGCTCTACGGCGGCATCGAACGCGTCCGGGCCATGCTGGGGCACCTGTCGAAGCGCATGTCCGAGCACTACGCACGTCGCGCAGAAGTAGAACAAATGAACACCGAGTCGGTGCTACTTTTGCCCGATTTTGGGAACCACTTAGGCGAAATTGGGAACCGCTGA